AGGCCGTTGAACTTTGTGCCTATCTCTGCAAGGAGTACGGACTGACCGAGCAGAACATCATCTGCCACTCCGAAGGCTACAAACAGGGCGTTGCATCCAACCACGGTGATGTGATGCACTGGTTTCCAAAGCATGGCAAGAGTATGGACACCTTCCGCGCAGAGGTAAAAGCACTGCTCGCCATTGGCGCGGATGCCACCGAAGAGAAGCCCGCCGAACCCACGGTGACCTACCCTGAAAAGCTGACCACGGGTTACTACCGTGTGCGTACGGATTGGAAGGACAGCAAGTCCCAGGTGGGTGCTTATCGCATCCTCGCAAGTGCTAAAAATGCTGCGGACAAGAACCCAGGCACTTTTGTGTTCACCAATGATGGCGTGGCAATCTATCCCGTCCAGGGTGATTCCGCTGCTGAAAATGCCTATCGTGTTCATACTGTGGTCAAGGGTGATACACTCTGGGATATTGCCGCTCTATACCTCGGTAAGGGTAGCCGATACCCCGAAATCAAAACACTGAATGGACTGACATCCAATGTCATCTACAGCGGTTGGAAGCTGAAGATCCCCAACTAACCACCAAGCCCATCGAGCCATTGCGGTTCGGTGGGCTTATTTTTTTATGAAAACGGCGTTAAGTTTTGAAAAAACAGCAAATGAATCCTCGGTGGTGCAGTGAGGAAGTCCCTCGGATTGGAGGCAACCACCATGACGGACATACAGAAAAATCAAATCATAGCCATGCGCAAAGAGCGGGCTACTTACACGGCTATATCGGATGCTTTGGGCATCCCCGTCAACACCATCAAAACTTTCTGCCGAAGAAACGGAATGACTTTGGAAGCACCCAAAGGCAAGCCTGTCTGCAAAAACTGTGGTGCAGAACTCAATAACACTCCCGGTGCAAGACCTCGCCTCTTCTGCTCTGATCACTGTAAGCAGACATGGTGGAATAAACACCGTAGAGAGCGTGTTAGCACAAAACTTGTTCCGCACATCTGTGCCACGTGCGGAAAGCCTTTCACTGATTACGGCGGGGCTAACCGAAAATACTGCTCCCAGGAATGTTATAGAAATGGGGGTATGTGTGATGGACAGTAAGACCTTCGATGCTCTATTGGGCTACAAATCTGCTGTTGCACAGGCTCGAATAATGCAGGAAAAAGGGCTGATAACTGCCGAAGAATTCACCATAATAGAGACAAAAATGTGTGAGGTATATGGTATCAATTTCGGCAGTATATATCGGGATATTGACTGGATAAATACCCCTTTTAGAGGTAATATGTGTTCTGATAAGGAGGTGGTATGATGCCAAAGACTGTAACAAAAATCAATTATCTGCCCAGGCTTGAAAGCAAGAAAAAGGTGGCAGCCTACGCTCGTGTTTCGTCCGGCAAGGATGCAATGCTTCAATCCTTGTCCGCACAGGTTAGCTATTATAATGCGCTGATCCAACGAGAGGACGGATGGCAGTTTGTCGGTGTGTATGCCGACGAAGCCATCACAGGCACCAAGGAAAACCGTCCAGATTTTCAAAGGTTGCTTGCCGACTGCCATGCAGGAAAAATTGATATGATCATTACCAAGTCCATCTCCCGCTTTGCCCGCAACACCGTGACGCTCCTTGAGACCGTCCGTATGCTGAAAGCGTTGGGGGTGGATATTTATTTTGAGGAACAGAACATCCACACTATGAGCGGTGATGGCGAATTGATGCTGACCATCCTTGCATCCTATGCTCAAGAGGAAAGCCGATCCGCGAGTGAGAACCAAAAATGGCGTATCAAAAAGAACTTCGAAGAAGGAATACCCTGTAATGGAGTCATTCTCGGTTACCGACTGATTAACGGTCGCTTTGAAATAGTTCCAGATGAGGCTGCAATCGTTCAACGGATTTTTGCAGAATATCTCGCAGGTTCGGGTACGCTGCTTATCGGAAAACATCTTGACAAGGATGGTATAAAGCCACGCCACAGCGAGGTTTGGAATCCAAACACAATTCATGATATTCTCCGCAACTACAACTACACCGGAAACCTTATTCTGCAAAAGACTTTTCGGGAGAACCACATCACAAAGAAGACCATCATCAATAGGGGTCAGCTTCCAAAGTACCACGCAGAAGGGACTCATGAAGCGATTATTGATATGGACACCTTCATGGCAGTACAAGCAGAGATCGAGCGACGTGCTGTACGATATGCCTCGCAAACTCCCATCACAAAGTATTACCCGTACTCGGGAAAAATTATCTGTGCCAAGTGCGGTAAAAACTATCGCCGAAAAACCACAAAAACACAGATCGTTTGGATTTGCGCCACGTTCAATACAAAAGGTAAGTCGTTCTGCGCCGCCAAACAGATCCCGGAAACCGTCTTAGATGCCTTGGTTGTCGAAATTCCCGGAGGCATTGACTCCGTAGACTGCATAACCGCTGATGACAACAACACACTGCACTTTCGGCTGAAAGACGGTTCTGTGTTGACCCGCACTTGGAAAGACCGCTCAAGGGCAGAATCATGGACAACCGAAATGCGTGAGCAAGCACGACAAAGAGCCAAGAAAGGAGTAAATGACGATGGCAAGACAGATAACGGTCATTCCAGCAACAAGGGATAAATTCACAGCACTGCCGACTGCTTCTATTCAAAAGCGGCGCGTCGCTGCCTATGCTCGTGTTTCTACCGACAGCGATGAACAGTTCACGAGTTATGAAGCGCAGATCGACTACTACACAAACTACATCAAAAAGCGCGACGATTGGGAGTTCGTAAAGGTTTATACGGACGAGGGCATTTCTGGCACTAACACAAAGCGCCGTGACGGTTTCAATGAAATGGTAGCTGATGCCCTCGCAGGCAAAATAGACCTCATTGTTACCAAGTCGGTCAGCCGATTTGCTCGTAACACGGTGGACAGCCTCACCACTGTCCGAAAGCTGAAGGACAAGGCTGTAGAGGTCTATTTTGAAAAAGAAAACATCTACACCTTTGACGGCAAAGGCGAACTGCTGATCACCATTATGTCGAGCCTCGCCCAGGAGGAAAGCCGGAGCATTTCCGAGAACGTCACCTGGGGACAGCGGAAACGCTTCGCTGACGGAAAGGTTACCATGCCGTTCAAACGCTTTCTTGGGTATGATCGTGGAGAGAACGGACAACCCATTATTAACCAGGAAGAGGCAAAGACTGTACTGCTGATTTACCACCTTTTCCTGCAAGGCAAAACGGCGGCAGGCATTTGCAAGCACCTTGAGGGACTTGGCATACCGACCCCAAGCGGTAAAAAGAAATGGAGCCAGACTACAGTGATGAGCATCCTTCAGAATGAAAAGTACAAGGGTGACGCATTGCTTCAGAAAAAGTTCACGGTAGACTTCCTCACGAAAAAGCAAAAGGTCAACGAGGGTGAAGTTCCGCAGTATTACGTGGAGAACAGCCATCCGGCTATTGTTACCGCCACCGATTTTGATGCGGTGCAGGATGAGATTGTCCGCCGACAGAATTTAGGACGCTCCTACAGCGGTTCGAGTGCCTTCGCTAGCAAGCTGATCTGTGGTGACTGCGGTGGCTTTTACGGTCAAAAGGTGTGGCACTCCACGGACGCATACCGCAGAGTGATTTGGCGATGCAATAGCAAATTCAAAGGTGAAGCCAAATGTGAAACACCGACTCTGGATCTGGAGACCATACAGCAGATGTTCCTTTCAGCTTATAATCAGCTGATGGGTTCTCGTGAACGACTGCTACGGGATTGCGAAACGATGCGGACTCTCGTGAACGATTGCACAGCCCTGGATGGCGAGATCGACAGTCTGAACGAAGAACTCCAGGTGGTTGCCGAACTGGTCAGTCAGTGCGTCAGAGAAAACGCCGCCACGGAACAGCCACAGGATGAGTACACCAAGAAATACAACAGGCTCGTCAAACGGTATGAAAAAGCCAAGGCTAGATTGCACGTTGTGACAGAAGAGAGAGATCGCCGATTGCAACGAGATCGGGAGCTGCGGGTGTTTATCGACTCAATAGAAAATCAGCCCCTCGTCCTTGATGCCTGGGACGAAGGGTTGTGGATCGGCCTATTGGAAACAGCAACGGTACACAGTGACAAAAGCATAGTTTTTCGCTTCAAAAGCGGAACGGAGATAACGATACCTGTATAAAAACGAAATCCTCGCTGCCTTTGTAGGTGGCGAGGTTTTCTTGCTATGCAACCTAACGCAAAGAGCACCCCAGCATTGGAGTGCAGATGCGCCTTGGTGGCCGTCTCAGTTTTATTTAGTTATTTTGTAGCCTCGGAGTATGTGCTTTAACGAGCGCATACTCTCTAAAAGTATGCGGCACTCCTCTTGGGTACAATCAAAAAGGATGTCCATTTCTTCCTCTGTGCCAATTGCATTCGAGGACAGAAGGTTTCCTGCAAGCAAATCATCTGCGGACACATTTAACGCATTCGCAATGTTAAGTATCATCTCAAGGCTCGGAGCGCACTCTCCGCGTTCAATGTTGCTGATATAAACTCTGCTTGTTTCTGCCTGTTCTGCAAGTTGTTCTTGGGACAGGCCGTTCTGTTTTCTGTGATGCCGAACTCTGGCTCCAATGCTCTCACAATCTAACATTTTCATACCTCCTTTGGATGGCCATCCAAGGTGGTCGTATATTACCTCTGAGGTTGAATTATATCAACGCTGTATATGTTAAGTATGCAAGGCTACAATGCAAAATCTCACCCGGCACTTTGCATTCTTGCCCCAATGTAATCTGGCACTATACACTATGCCGAAAGTGTAATCTGTGGTTTATGGTAATGAGGAACGATGCAAATTAAAATATATGTACAACTTCCAATGCTGATGTATTCTGGAAATCTGGTTCAACTGAAAGGACTCAACAATGCTTGATTTATGTGGCGGTCAATTGAAACTGTATAGTAGTGTGACAGAAACCCCCGTTGACTGGCTGTGGTATCCATACATTCCGTTTGGGAAAATCACCTTGATACAAGGCGACCCTGGGTGTGGCAAATCCACATTAATGATGAGTATTATTTCGGCCGTGTCAAATGGGAGTTTTGCGCCGGATGGCAGAAAGCTAAAAAAGCCTATGCACGTTATTTACCAATGTTCCGAGGATGGTTTGAGCGACACAATCAAACCTCGCCTCATTGCTGCCGGTGCCGACTGTGCAAATGTGGCTTTCCTGGACGAGGAGATAAATTGGGTAACCCTAAACGATGACTCCGTCCGTAGGGCTATAGCTGATTTTAATGCAAAATTACTTGTGATAGATCCAATCCAGGCATATCTCGGAGAAGCGGATATAGCAAGTGCCTCTGGGATGCGGAAGGTGCTACGGCAGCTTTCCTTGTGGGCTGCCATGTATGACTGCGCGGTTGTCTTAATTGGACACCTCAACAAAAAGCAAAGTTCCAAAGAACTATACAGAAGTCTGGGGAGCATTGACCTGGTCGCCGCAGCAAGAAGCGTGATACAGGTAGAGCATATGGAGGACGATGCTATATCCGTGGTACACCATGTGAAAAGCAGTCTGTCTCCCAAAGGAAGAGACCTGTTCTTTTCCATCGATTCCTCACGAAAATTAGAGTGGTTAGATATTGACCCAGACAAATATCCGAGTACTGATGTGTCATACGAAGTGCAGGAAAAAATGACGAAACAAGCACGAGCGGCAGATATCCTTCGTGTAATGCTTGCGGATGGGCCGGTGGCAGTTTCGGAAATTCGCACCCTGTTTATGAAGGAGAACATCAGTGAACG